GAGTCGTTACTGTCGCCGTTTCCCATAGGAGGCGCTAGAGTATCTTCAGTCTCCATTGTATCAGACTGATTCGTTTTGTCAAGCCCTTCTTCCATAAATCGCAAGCCTTCCATCGATGCATAAAAAGGATAGTTGTCAAAATAGATATAATCCCGAAACTGTTCTCCCACCCACCGCGCAGCATTTTGCAATTTAGAAAGACTTGCAATGCGAGGCGTTCGATATGCATCAGCTGCGTCATATCGAAACTTTTTACTAATCCGAAATGGCTTTTTAGTTTCTATACTACGCAAGTCAATATAAAGGTTAAGCAAATATTTGTCCGTCAAAATAGTATCTACCATTTTAAGGCCTTCTTCGCCGGGAGGGATCCCGGGGCGCTTGATCTTCGTCTGCGCTCTCAGGCAGGTCGGGTTAAGGGTGAAACTTAAATCTTTACGCCATGGCCGGTGTTGGTCGAACATATTGTAGGCATTAACTAAAAACTTTTTAAGTATCCCAATGTCGGTGTTAGAGGTACGCTCGAAATAATAAGGGAAAAAATTCTTTTCATCAAGAAATTGGTAATCTTCGGTGTGCCAGTAGCCCATTCGCTCCAAAAAGGCAGTTGTAAACAGATCAGCCGTCAGGACCCATGGGGCATTTTTGTTTACCAGAAATCCATATTTTTTGGCACAACGCACATAAAAAGGAAAGTTAGGGTCTGCAAGAAATTCACGATATTTATATATATCTTCATCGGGTTTGCCCCTCGCAATGGCTATACTAAGACCACTCCCGAACCGGCTACAGAGTCGCGTCAGAACAAAAGCGCTTTGAGTAATGGGGGAGTGCTTTGCAACCGTAGATAAATACTGTGTAAATATAGGCACAAAAGAAGCAAAATCTACTATGCGATTTTCCTGCGCCGGAGAGACGGCTTGTTTAAACGACTCAAAAAGGTGTTTTATATAACTATCATATTGAGTGGAGGGATTAACATAGCCTTCATATGCCTTGGGATCATAAATGTAGCTGTTGGCATCGTCCGTTTGAAGGACCCCCACCGCCTTGGCATTTTGCATATGTCTCACGAAGCCTATAAAATTATTCCCCACAATTTCATTAATCCGCAAACCAAACGTGGCGGCGGCGCCCAGTGAAGACACATACTTTGTTTTAGGAATAATAATATTTTGTTGTGGATCTATGCGCCCATAATATATTTTGCCGTACCATGTATCCAAAGGTTCGGGTAACGATTCGGGGTATAGAAGTTGATTATATAATGAACGTTGGTGCCACTTGCCCCGGGGAGGGATCGAATTGCTCCCGTAAGGATTTTCTAGGTCGCTCTCCCCCACCTCTATCAGTGCGGCCGCGCGCTCGATCTTTTTAAAGGCCATAGCTTAGTTGCCGACGTCCTTGGCGAACCGGTCGAGCATGGTGACCAGCCCATGGCCCGGATCCTCTCGGGATCCGCCCCCTCCGCCGCCGCCCGAGGCGCCACCTCCAGTCGACCCAGGCGGATACCAGATCTCTTCTTCGGGTCTGATTGCGCCATAGGTTTCGGGGGCCATCAGCTTGGTGTCACAGAATTCGGTTCCCTCCAGGAGAGCCTTTATAGATACATCAAACCCCGCTTCGCTTATCTTTGATTCAACCTTGGTTATACGATAATAACCATGAAGTCCTAGGGTAGTAAGTTGTTTCTGGGTTGCTCCCATTAACATGGGGTTAATATAAACAAAGTTACCATTCTTATACAGAGTATTACCATAAAGCTCTAATGTAGCTGAATAGAGTTCGCGGAGTTGTTCGGCGCCGAGGGCGCCCTTTTTTTGAATTTTAGCTTCCCGTAACATGGGCTGCTCTTCTCGATTAAATTTAATGCTTTTAACGAGCCCACAGGGGCTTCCAAGATAGTGATGGTAAACCCCTTGCTGGATGTCGGTTGCATAGTCTCCTGTTAAGTCTTTGGGCCTCGAATCGGTAGAAAAGAGCACCACCCCCAAAGTTAGCTTCTTAGGAGAGGTGATCTCATCGGAGGCCTGTATAAGGGTGCTTAAGCCCGTCATTCCCGTAACGGGCATCAGACCTCCGGGAACGAGCGGAACTGCTTCGAACCCCTTTCTAAGCGATATGGGCTGTGCATCAAAACGTTGAATAAACTGAACATCTGGTCCAAAACACTTTGACTTCAATGCTCCTGAAATAAGATCAGCGCACAAATCTTTGACAAAATGAAGGAAATAATAGTTATCAAGATCTTTTTTAATCACCTTATCCTTAAACCAAATCTGAAAGGCGTCTAGAGAAATGGGAATATCTCCGATATTCATAAGTTGTGTGACCCCCATGGTCTTTGAAAAGGCGGCGGGATCGGACGCCGCAAGAGCATCTAGGAACGCCATAGAGGAGAGTGATTGGCCCGAATTCAAAATATCATCCATATTTTTTATTTTCATCGCTTGAAGAGGGTCAATCATCTCAACTTCGGAAAGGAAGAACTGAAAGTCAAGAGGTTGGCCGTCTTGATTTGCTTTTATCTGTTCTAATACGTTGTCTAGTAAGTCTCCTAAATAAAAATAAGAGATGGTAGTAATCGCGCCGGGGTCTTTGGCCAGTAGGTCATATTTCGGGATGAGTGCTGTCGAAGTCGCGGACGCGGCATCGGCGGTGGAGCCTTGAGTATGAATCGCCTTGGCCACCGAATCCAATACGACGGTATTCTCGGGCCCCCCTCCAGTCGTAACCTCTAGGGCAACCGCTTGTTTGCGCATGGCTCTCCGGGCGCGTTGTTTGCCTGTCAGTTGGGCCCATTGAGGAAGGGCAAACTCTTTTTTATCAATCGCTAAATTATAAATCTTTTTGCTAGCAAAAAGACCGCGCAAAAGCTTGCGATATTTTATCAATTTATCTTCCCCGCGCAGTCGCTTCAACTCATTGAGGGCAGCCTCCACTGCGCGTTGGCCACCTTTACTCTTGGCGGCGCGGTCGCCTAACTCTTCGACCTCGGCTTCCTTTGCAGCGATGTCTTTTTTGATGCTCTCGGATGATGTAGCAAAAATGTTAGATGTGCGGCCGGTGAGCATCCCGGAGAGGCTAGCTTGATATTTAATAGAAAGACTCAGACTGCCGTCTTGATTAAAATCGAGCTCGTGGCGCGCCTGCTGGAGAAATAAAACTTTTTTACTTTTCGCGATGGCTCGGCCGAGGGCCTCGGCACGTTCTTTCCCCAATTGAACATAGATGTCCTCCAGTCCGTCGGGAGCGCTCCATCCCGCTACTACTTTGATACGATAATTGGCGCCCGTGTAGTCCCGCGTAAGGTGCTGGTCTAAACAGCTTTTGCTCTTGGGCGCTTTTGCCTTCGGGTCGTCACCTTTAGGCTTCGCGTCGGCCAGAGACTGGGCGCTCGATCCTGGCGATGATATCACCAGATCCAAAAAGGACGTTCTTTTGCCGCCCGCCTGCATAGATCCTTGGAAAAAATCCGCTACCGACTGAAAATACATGTCGAGTGTAGCGCTAATATTGTTATCTACCTCAGCCGGTTGGATGCCGTCGAGGCTCCACGTAAACGATTTAATACCAGCACCCGGGACGCGGCCGCGATTCCCCTCCATAATTTGAGTTACATCGTTATCTAATATAAAATTAGGAATGCGAAATTCCTTCTCGTCCCCGATTATTTTTCCAAATTTATCATAGTCAACGCGGTAAAGCCTGAGATAAGGGACGATAGATCCTTGAAGATCGGGGCACATTTCAAGAAAAGCTTTTACCTCGTCGGGCTCCATCTTGTGTTCAAGCCTATTTTGAACCAGGGCGGGCTCTTTATTGGTGTCAAGCCGAATAAGGTGCTTGTACTGGGGGATGTGAGAAACCGATAAGGCACGGATGTGTTCGAGCAACAGACACTGAACATCGGTGGGGGTTAGCGCATGGCGTGCCTTGTTCGCCGCGGTCTGGGCATCCTCAAAGATGTTTCTACCAGTTATCTCCTCTGATTTCTCGGCGGCTTCCGGATCTTGGATGTCTGCCACGAACGTGCTCGTTTTAGAATCACCAAAAAATGCAATAATATCGTTCAGACGGTCGTTGCGATTTTTGCGATACATGTTGTAGGTGCCATACACCGACTTCTTTGTCGAGTATCCGCTGCTCGTCTTGGGGCCCAGCATGCCGACCACCGAATCTGTGGTCTCAACGTCGAGAATCCCGATCTCCGACTTAATGATGGCCATGATCTTGGCATGAATCTTGTTTACTTCATTGCCGCCTCCGGCCAGGCTTCCGGCCGGGGGTTCTCCGTCAACATACTTTTTCATCCAGGTTTGAAGGGACGACGCGCTATTATTCAACCACCAGCCTCCAGGGAGCTTCCCCCAAATGGCAAACACAACTGTAGCTTTCTTGTAGTTTTCAATGCCGGGGATCCCGTTGCCACCCTGGTTGCGACCGGAGCCGCCCTCAAATAAGAATTCACACTCATACTTCTTCCGCATGTCACTGTCGAGCCACATGTAGGTCTTGCCGGCTGTTAACGCGTCGGGGTGACCTCTGGGATTGTCTAGGTGTGCGATCGTAGTCTTCGAATCCTTGACGAACATCGCTGCTTTATAATAGATATGATTATCCATGCCGTCTCGAAGCATCGCGCCGGTCTTGGAATTATCGTTGCCCCTGGTCCACCGGCTGTTCGTTCCGTCCAGCGGCGTTATAAAGCCTATATTATTTTTGCTGTCACTTTGCTTTGATTTGTTTGCCGTGAAGTCGGGATGCATTGTACACAAACTATACAACATCATCATTAGGTCGTAGTATAGGTCACAGAAACTCTGGCCGCGCTGGGTCAGTGACGAATTACCCTTTTCCTTGCCGATATCGCGCAGGAAGACTCCCTTGCGAGCGATAACATTTAAGATATGAGGAGACACAAAATACATCCCATCCTTGCAGTGGAGATTTATGGCCTCATAATCTCCTCCGTCATAGTTATCGCTATAGACAAGACGAACTCTGCCGTACCCCCCCGTCGTCCCCTCAAGCTTGACAGGGGGCGGATGGTTTTTGTCCCATGACTTTGAACTAGGAGCATTTTCCTGCAAATTCCAATAAATCTTTTTATAAGCGTCCTTATTCCACTTCCAAGCGTCGCCGTCGAAAGGGTTGGACCAGCCAGTGGGCATCGGAATCTGATAAACAGAAAACCGGCGCGGGTTAAGGCACGAAATTAATCCAATTTTTTTGAATATGGTAAAAGTATGGCGCCAATAGCTACCACGGCCCGAGACGGGTGTCGCGTTGTCCCCGGAGCCCTCCACAGCAATCGTTCCCCCTCCGGGGCCAGGGCCGATTGCGAAGAGGGCGGCATCCTTGGTGATGATCTTGTTCTTCGTACCCGTCTTGACTGCCGCAGCGCCGAACTTGGCCCAATAGTCAGGCGAAAAAAACTGCTCATAAGCATCTTCAAAAGTCTGAATTTCATAATAGTTTCTCAGCAGATCATATAATAACTCAACGTCCCTGTCCAAATATGCTTGTGCACCCATCTTTTCATCCTCTCTTTTCTTTATCCATCATAAACTCTCAAAATAGCCTGTAGGGGCATCGGGATGGAAATACTCTGGCCGACTCTTAAGTGGGCCTCTGTGGGTTTTTTATTAAACAAAGCTATGACCCACCAATATTGAGCTTGCCCATAATATTGAATGGCTAACTTATAATATCTATCTCCAGCCTTCCAGATATGCTGATTGCGCGTAATGGCGCGGAGGTCGGAGACAGTAGGATAGTAAAGGCGGCCGGTGCTCCATTGTCGAATGGAGGAAATATGGCGCCGTTTGAAAAATCTCTCATATTCTTCTTCTTGGTTGAGCAAGATACGACGATTACTAAAACGTACACTCATTCAGTTAGCCCCTCTAAAACGTCCGCTTGGTTCATCTCCTCGACCGAGCCACTTAAAATAGTTTGATTAACTAATTCACCCTCCGAGTTAACCTCTCTTTCTACATGCTGGCTCAAGAGCATGCTGGGCTGCAAACTCGCATTGGGGAACTTGCCATCAATGTCTTCGGAACCAAAAACATATCTGCCGTCCTTGTAAAACCACCCGGGCAAGTGAGTATGCAGAACAGTAAAGTTAAATGCAATATTAAGTACTTTGGGAATATACTGATTCCTAACAACTCCTCTCGACCGCGTCGTCTGATACGTCCCTGTTTCGCCCCCTTCAATCGGCGCGCCATGGCCTACGCCCGATGCGCGGGCCTGGTCGCCCTGTTCGTCCGCGACTTCGCGGCCCTGGATGGCCACGTAATCGCCCCGCAAAAAGCCGCCCATCTCCATATCGGGCGCATAACTAAATCCTTCAACATAGCCAACTAAAAATCGATTTGCATGAGGCGTTGCAATAAGGTTGGTCCATTTAAGTCCCCACAGGGGGGACGCTTTCAAAGTATTTTGAAGGTCACGAGTGTTCTCCGTTACTTCTCGTGCGTACACAGGATAGAGAAATTCAATAAGGCGATTAACTTTGCCAAGATTACGCTCGGCGATCGCACTATTATCTGACACCACATCAAACGCCAAACTAATTTTTCGGCTCGTGTTTTGAAAAGTAGCAAGAGGATCCATGCGCCCATAAACGGTTTCAGCATTCCAGGTGGAAGTAAAATCATCACTGAACTCTGTAACCCACCCTTCGAAGGAAAGCGATTCATTCCCCTCTCCATGAGCGGTTGGCAAATGCGTGATTTCAATCTGAAAGAATCCTGCGTTTCTTAACGACGGAGCAAAAGTTAATGCCATCTATCCATTTTCCCTATACATTCGCGTACGGCGACATCTGGTTCCGCGCCGTATCGGAGTTTAATGCTTTAACTACTATCTCATCTACTTTATCTTGGCCAATGTATACAGAAAGGTGAATTGGGCCGGTGGATCCAGCCCCTCCGCCACTCTCAAGTTTACGTGATAAAGTATTAATAGCATGAGTTAGTTGCTGAGTGGCCGGCGCAGACGTCACGCGGCTTCCGCCCGGAAGTTCAACCATTTCAGGACCAGCTTCGCCAACCATAGCGACTGTAGAGGCCTTGACGGTGCCTCCGTGTTGGAAGCGCGGCTCTTCGCTCTCCTCTTCTTCCTTTTTTTTCATTCCGGATCCTGCGACCGCGCCGACGCCGGCTCCTACTGCTGCGCCGGCTAATAGTCCAATCCCCGCGGAGACCGCGGCCTTCTTAATAAAGGCTTTAACCATTACCCCTTGGGCTGCCGCCAGCGCTGGGCCCACAAAGGGAATAGCTGCCGTCGCAGCTTGCATAGCAAAAGCCATCCCGATAGCGAGGCCAATACCGGTCCCAAACAGTGCGCCTACTACTGTGAAGAAAGTTATCATACCCGCTTTACTTAGAAGAACCTCTCCTATGGCCGCGGTGACTCCTCCGAGCCACGAGATCAAGGGCACAATTCTGTCCTCGATTAAAGGCCCTAATTGTACATACATCGTATTAAACGCGCTAGAAAGCTGATCTGTTAGAGATTGTGTTTGACGTGCTTGCTCTGCCAACTCCTCCTGTCTAATCCTTTGAATCTCTAGTTCTTCATTACTTTTACCCAGAAGGTTCGCAGTTTCTTCAGCAGACAGACCCAATGCATCTGCAAAGGCTAGTAATTCAGGACGCGATAAACTGTCGGCCGCAACCCCAGCTTGGTCAAATCCTTCCTTAAGCATTTTAATACCTTCAATTGGATCCTCAAACGCAGCATTCATCATATCGATGGAGTTTAGGAATGGTCCGCCTAAAATTGAGTTAAGACGCCCCACCGCTTGGCCCGCTTCGTCGAAGCTACTAAATTTATCCATGAGGCCCGTAAGCGTCGAGACTTCCATGCCTAAAGCCTTGGCTTGTTTGGCCATGTCCTCGAAGACCTTACCCGCATCGTCGCCAAATCCCACAAGAAATTCTTTATTTTCTAAAAATTGAGAGCCAACCTCCTCAATGTCCATCCCCAACGAACGTGCAGTGGAGGCCAAATCGATCATGAGCTGTTTAGATTCCGCCACACTCATATTCATGCTTTGGGTTGCAACCTGCATTACCTGGGCTTGTGACCCAAAGGAGAGGCCCATTTTTTCTAAATGAGTAGATGTTTCTATCAGATCTGCTTGAACGTCCTTACTCAAATATGTAAAATCAGTAAAGGTATTTTTCATTGCCGTGGTGGAACCGGCCACGTCCTCCATGGAAACACCGATCCGATAATTGGAGCGCTCCACTTTCCTCATCATATCATTATATTCAGTACCCGCGCCGGTTGCCTTGCGAAATTCAGCAATTGCATCGTGCTGGCCGATTGCAAAGTCAAGCTGGTATTTAATCATGTCCATACTTAAATCGACTAGCTTAAGGCCCATATTCAAGTACAAGTCGCCGCTAGCCGCAGATTCCATGAGGCCCTCGGCCATTCCTGCGAGCCCCCCGGTACCCATCCTTAGGAGCGAACCGATTTCACCGAGGGGCCCCTCGACACTCAGGAGAGTATTCGAGAATTTACCGAAAGCCGCCGCTCCTTCTTCTACTTTCGATGTATACTCTCCAACGGCCTTGGCCCCTTCGGCCATCTTTTTCTTTGCGCCGGCCACATCGCCACTCTTGAGAAGTTCTAATGCCTCTGCATACGCAATTTGGGCGCCGGTCGCTTTCTTTAAGACACCCTCTTGCGCCGCCAAGACCTCTTCGAAGTCTTTAATACTATCAACACTATCTTTTACAAGCTTGTCGGTTTCCTCTTCTAGGGCGATTCGAGCTGCTTTGATTTGGTTGTGACGCTCCGTGGCTTCGGTTGACTTATCGAGCGCTTTCTTCGCCTGTTTTTCGGCTTCAACCAGTTGCTGGAGGGCGACCTTGTTGGCGTCTATTTTTTGCTTTTGTTCGACCAAAGTAGCCGAAGACTCAGCCATTCCTTGGCTAAATTTTTTCAGCTCTTCAAGCATCTTCCCCGCAGGAAAGGTAAGCTCTTTCAGCTCTTGCTGGAAGTCCTTAAATTGCTTCCGAAGTAGCTCAAGCTGTTGCTGGGTCATCGTCTCTGCCATCTAACTTCCCCTAATTCTTAAAAGGCCATCTTAGGCCTGTCGCGGTTTCAAACTTTTTTACGGCGCGCCCGAGTTTGTGGCGGGAGCCCAAGGTACGTGTATCGGTAAGACCATGCTTCAAATAGGAGTCTAGATATCTCTTTTCGCCGGCTAAAGCTCTAGTAAATGCATCTATTTGAGAGGAAGTACCCGTGATATTAATAGGAACATCCATACCAGCTTGATACAAAGAAAGCAAAAGCTGCTCCAGCTGTCCTGCGAATTTATTATAAAGTTTGAGTCGTTCTTCCAGGGGATGGTGGACCTGGTTTAAATTAATTTCGAGCGTAGCAGCGGGCATCGTCAAGGGCTCCTCTAGTTATAAATAGTTTTAAACCCAAAATCGTCTATCTTTTACGCTGAACCTGTTTTTCATAGTGATCCGCCTCTTTCTTGTACTCTTTAACGAGGCGTTGCAAAAACCATCGTCTTAAGGCAATAGGAAGATTGTACATTTCGACGAACGACCATCCTCCATACTGTTTAAGGCTAAAAAACTCTTCGTAGATCCCTTTTTGATAATTACTGTCGAGGCCAAAAAAACTGCGCCGTCATCGGCATTACCACCCTCCCGATATGGCTACACGAGCTACACTCGAAATCGAACTTAAGATCCATATCTGGTTTAAGTTGGTCATATTGGGTTCGTAAATAGTTGACATCTTTCAGCGGCATCATTTCTATAAATTTATGTACAGAGGAGGGGTCAGTGTGCTCCTCAACCCCCACAATAATAGACTTAAGTAGATCTGTGATGGTGGCTTCTACTTTTTGAAGCTTCTTTTTGGTCTCTAGCTTCTGGGCAAGCTCCGCTTCGTCGCGGCTGGTGAGCAATTTAACTGTGATTGTTACCTCTGAATTGGGAAGAATTACTACAAAACGACCGTCGTCACACACCTCAATGTCAGAGGGTAGCTCTTGGGCATAATTGGGGGCTACTTCTTCTAAATTAAAAACTGTTTCCTGTTGCTCTCTGCAGGCGGGGCAAGTCGCATTAACATTATAAAAGGGCCCGAAGCCACTAATGCGGGCAGCTATTAAGATCGCATTCTTGTCTCCCAAGAGTAGATCATCAGGGTTAATGTCTTTATTGACTAGAATCGAACTCACGAGCCGATTAATGGCTAATCCCTTTTTAAGCAATGTTTGAGAAGTTAAAATATCTTCTTCTTTTGCTGTCATGTGTTTAATTTCAACCGTTTCGCAACCACAAAGGGGATGCTCCTCGGCATAGAAGCGGCCGCGGCTCGGTAATTCCACAAACTCCGTAGGAGTTACGAAGGAAAAAAGACTTTCTGCGGATTGATTGGGGGTAGGGGTAGAAACTGGGGAGTCGGCTGCTGGAGGTCGGGTGCGCTCCAGATTATTTCTTCGTTTTGTCACTCATTACCTACTTTCTTGTTGTTAATTAGGAAGCCTGGGCGGCGGCGATGGCCGGGCCAGGCGTATACTCAGCCCAATCATACCGCACTCCAATCTCAACATTAAGGATTTCATCGCTAGAATAATCGAGATTACCAAAAGCCGCCTTCGTCAAAAAAGAATTCCACAAGGCCCACGTGCCCACCAAGCCGCCCTGGCCGTTAAGCTCTTCAATGACTAAATTGCCGAGAGCCTCAACAGAACTGGCCTTATTGACCGTACCGGGAGCCTGTGCAGGATTATTAAAAACATCCAACTGGGTAGGAGGCATCAGATAACCAGAATTAACGAGTGCGTCCATAAGGAGCTTGTTACCATCGGGACTAATCGCGTTAACAATAGTAATATCGATAGGCTGCCACTCCACACTTCCCGGATAGTAATAGCTGTTTCCTAAAAACTTATGGGTTATTTCGCTGATCTGATAACCGGGCTTTCCGGACAGTTTCGCCAGATACTGTTCATACTGATATCCCTCGTTTTCGCTCTTTAGGCCGGGGATATGAAGCAAAAAACGATGGGCTCGTTTTGGCTCTGATAGTGCGCTGGTCCAGAATGGCATTGATATAATCTCCTAATACGATCTACTCTAAATAGTGGGCAATAATAAAACCGCCCTTCCCTTTAAGTTTTAATCAGCAAATGAGGCTCCAGTCCGCGTAATGTTGAAATCAATAGCAATATATTCAATAGCACGTGTAGGCTTCAGATAAATCTGGGCATACAAAATGTTGCGATCAACAAGCTCCGGGGTAGTGGTAGTATCATCCAAGATAACCTTATAGTCTGACAGTCCGAAATTGGTCCTTACATTGGCCAAGAAGGGATTGACTTGCGAAAGGAATCGCTGCCACGTCTGCTGTACATTGGGATCAAACAACAGTTGCGATGCGATCTGCGAGATGCGCTTTTTAACAAAGATCATAAGGCGCCGCACATTAATACGATCAAGAGCGGATGCGCTCACTTGAAGCGTCTTCTGCCCAAAGATCACGATACCCTCATTGGGGAACTTCGCGATTGGATTAATATTGGCCGTATAGAGATCGTCCCGATCTTGTCGGCGCAACTGATGTGCTACGTCCACCACCGGGATTCCGGCGGCACCCTCGGTGAGGCCACCGCGATTGAACCCAGCCGGAGCAAACCATACCTGGGTCTTTCGCTGTGAACTGGAAAAGGTCCCAAGCGCAGCCACCGATGGTGGCAACCAGACGAAAGCTCCATTAATGGTGTCGCGGGCTCGGACCCATGGATAAAAAGTACACCCGTATGATGTGTTTAGTGCACGACTACGTAGAGCACTAATTAAAGTAGAAACCGTAGTAGCCGTATTGTTACGACTTAGAGAAGTACTTTCCGCGCGGGGCGTAAATGCATCCGGCAGATCGATGACCGCCAGCGCATCAGCGCGATCCTCGCACAGATTTATCAAATTGGTGGTCAACCCTTCCTGGGTAAGACCCGGGACACAAGCCAGATTCATTTGAACCACTTCGGGATCGGCAATCGAATCAATCGCTTGGCGCAGGGAATTAAAGACATAGTTCGTCTTTTCAGTCGGAGTGCTCGCTATCGTCGTATTGGCAAACGGATCCATTTGAGTGATGTCGGTACCATCAAACCCTCCGTACATTGGTACTGTAAAGCGATCGTAGCCCGCATCAAGAACGCCGGCAATGAGGCCATTCCGGCGAGTCAAAGACCCCTCGGTGGTAGACCTCGTGAACGATCCACTAATCCAACTCCCTTGTGAGCCAGAGACGTCATCAAGAGTAAAGGTGATCGAGCGGTCCGAAATATTACTCACAGGACTAAACATACCAGAGCCTACCATTCCCCCTCGTGCGCGCAGCAAATCCATGTTAGCCCGGGCAAAAACAGTTCCGCCGGCCGTCTCCGTCGTCTGATAGCCGAAATAGGCATCACTGGGAATAGCCAAGTTGCCATCCGAAGCAGAAACGCGAAGTTCTGGTACAGGCATATAGACCGAAGCAGTCAGGGTTGCTCCGCGGACCTTGAAAAGATTACCACAGTAACCTGCGCCCGAGGCGCCGCCAAAATTGACAGCACCCGTAAGCCACGTTCCCGCAACATCTGACTGATTTACTTCGCCTCCTAGTTCGGAGGTTACACCACGACCGCTCTGGTCCAGATACTTCACCACCCCGACAAAGCCGAAGGGTAAAAGGTCCGCGGATGTAAGGGCCGCATTAACGTCTGAATTCATTACAATACGAACATATTGTGATCGGTTAGGCCAGTCACCAGAAATCTGATAACGGCGCTCGTCGTTGTTCCACGTACCTTCCAGGTCGCCGATTTTACGGGCAACATAATTAAGAGAATTAGGATTAAGATTACAATTATTAAACTGCTCAATGATACGTACCACATTATCTGAATCACTCAGGTGACGTAAAACCACTGAGAACGTTCCGTAATCATCATCATCGGTGGTGGAACGCTTAATATCCTGAATTGAGATTTTGATATTTTTATTCGTCCAGTCTCCGGGCTTTCCAAGGGCCACAAACTTGAACAGAGCTTGGGATGTGGGGTCCGTACTCGTGCGGCACGCAATAATGTTGGGTGTCTCGGCTGCCGTCACAGAGGCCTGATGTAGGCCTGCACTACCGTTGGTGGTGTTGGTGAGACGCACGATGCTTGCATATGTTTGCGTGGTGCTCGTCACAATGGCATCTACATGACGATCGAAGCTTTCTCCGAGCCAATAATTTTTAAGATTAGCCGTGTTGGTGATAGCAGTATTGGTAAGTTGAGGATTTGTGCTAAAAACTTTACGAATATAGTTAGGACTCGATCGATCAAAGTTAAAGGTAATAGAGCTGGTACCTACGCCTGCGACGCCCGAACCGGTAAGAATCATTTTGAACTCTTTGCGCGTTCCCGTATCCGAAACAATCCAGCTGGCTCCTTGCTTACTGAGAGCCGAAGCGCCCGGGCTCTCCCCGGGAGTGGAGGCAGACAGAGCTAGGGCACCCGAAAGTTGGAAGTCTACAGTATCGGGACCATAAAAGACGGCGCCGAGTGCGCCTTCAAAGCGATCGCCGCCGCTGTCGGTACCTAGCGACGCGGAAGGCTCGAAAACAACAAGACCCCACGCGTTGGTTTGCGTCCAGCCGGCTTCGCCGGAACCAACGGTATAATCGGCATCGGCCTGACCCAAAAGGCGCACATACGTCACAGGAGAACTATTGCGTAAATAAGCTTGGGCCGCATATGCCCCATAAGTCGGGGCCGTACTATCATTGCCGGTTCGCCAGACATCGCCACCGGTGGCGCCCGGGGAGGGGGCCCCAAAAACGTTGACAAATTCTTCAAAAGAATCTACAGTTACAGGACGGAGGGCTGGTCCTTTTGAGGATCGCCCAACAATAACAGGCCCTTGGCCTGCGGGAGAGGCAGGGAGTTGGGAATTGTCAATTTCATTAACAAACACACCCGGGGATACAAATCTATAGTTTTTAATTGACATTCGTTAAGTTCTCCTACGCACAAAAAACATTCAAAAGTAAATAGTGCTAAATAGTGGCAATGGTATTATTCTCTATAAAATCCATCTTTAATACTATCGGGGATGTCCCCGAAGATTGTGCGCTCTCGTGCGAACTTGAACTCTACGGCATTCTCACGACGTACAATTCGGGGTTTTTCTTGGTTCTCGCCCTCTCCAATAAGATACCCCAGCACCTCCATATTAATAGTGGTCTCATAATTACGCTGTTCCATCCCCAAATTACTTTTATTTGAGTTGTCGCCAAAGCTCCCCTCAATAAAGACTTCGTAGTCATGACCCTCGTTGTGAATACGTCGAGGCATTCGCGAATTGCCCGGTATAGTCAAAAATGGGTTGATCAATTCGTTTAGTTGCTGTTGATATTCAGTACGTGCCGTAATTTCATAAGCTACTTTTACCCATGTGGGCAACGGAATCGTAACTGTTTCATATACCACCCGTTGAGTTGACATGTTGCGACGATTAGTATTTTTCATTTTGCCACTTACGCGCTTATTGGGGCCGTAACCGCGGTTCGCAAAGGCATTTTGGAATTCAGCGGTCTTTTTCTGATTAATGCGACGGGCAACTGTAATGGTTCCTCCCCTCGCATCGGCCTCGGGATACAAATTTGCATAGACGGTGCCCCTAAAGTCGGGTTCTTTAGTCACGGAAGAGCGATTAATAGTAATTAACGGCAAAATAAGTGTTTGTTGAGAATCACGCAACTCTTTATTATGCTTTAGTTGGTAGGCTCGTTCAGCTGTTACCCATAATACCGGCACTTTTTTGAAGCCTGCATTTGTGGTAATAGACAAATTAAGTTCTTCATTAATAAAACGTAACATTGCCCCATCAATGGTTTCAAGGCTGGAGGCCATAAATTCAATCTCTTGAAGCTGGTCGGCCACCTCCTTGTTGTCCAGATAGTTATAGCGACTAGCTCGTACATTCTGAATTTGTTTTTGTGTGCGCTTACTGCGAGCCATTCTCTATCTCCTACCCTACATATATGCCAGCTGGCACGTTTTGGAGTATCTTTTCGGCAGCATCTTGCAGAGAGGCGTCCTGTACTGCCAGCTTTTCGTACGTGAGTTCGTCCAGGATCTTTTGAAGCTCTTGGCGCAAACTATCCTGTTCCGATTTCGCCTGACCCAATAATTCCGAATGATTAAGGGTGACGGACTCTCCCGGAATGGGCACAACTGAAAACTTGCCTCTCACTTGCCCCAGCATTTCTTTTGTTAAAGCCAAGGCGAAGCGCCTAATCCACTGTTTGCCGATAGAATTAATTTTGTTATAAGGAAGATTATTGAAAGGCAACGAATTCATATTATTAATTCCGTCGGTGCCGGTACGCCCCCGCGCCGTGTCTTGCCATGGCTCATAATCATTTTCAATGCTGAACTGTACCCAGAATTTATTAGGGCTTGTAATATCCGGCCGAGGATATAGTCTTATCTTGTTATCTAAAATCTCATACGAATAATGTGAAATACGTGTCCAGAGGGCATCTTCATACGCCATGGCTTGAAGCTTGTTTTGCCAGGTAGGCACGATTTCAAAAGTAGAGTCATCGGCATATTGACCATATGTGCGTAGATTCCCCACCACAGAGAAGCCCCCATAATATCCATAGAAACGCCACATGGCGCGAGGAGTCTTAAAAAAGACTTTACGAATAATAACCCGTTTATCTTGAACGCGGCCGAAGTAATCCGCCGTTGTAGCAGTAAGCGAAGAGGCCGATAACAATGTCTGGATGTCATAATCCTGCTGGCCTGATACTTTATCAATGGAGCCAGAATAAATCGGACTAATTCCGCCGAAGCCGGCCTCGGTGGACAGACCTTCAGAAACGCGCCTGATGTAGCCATAATCAAATTTGGGATATTTCAATTCAACATCGGACCCCGAAAGTGTGTGACCTGTAATAATTTGGCCGTCTTGGTCGAAAGAGCCGGTTGAGGCACCTAGAAAATCTGAAAGAGAATTTTTACTTTGGTGTAAATTAATAATATATGAATATTCTAGCACCGCCTCTTCATAGGCCGAATAGACATTT